AGGCTTAATTGGTTTTTCAAATCCAGCGACCGCTGCTAGTGATTCGCGGAAAAGTTTTTCTTCTTGAAAAATAATTAATTCCAAACAACGGCAAATACCATATGTGTAAATAGCATTTGCTTTTTTACGAGAAGTGGCTGCAACACGGCCAAACAAAGATTTGTACTCTGTTGCAGTGATGCCAGCGGAAATACCTAATTCATCAACGCCGCCAAGGGCTGTTCTAATTTCTTCGCGATATTGTTTTGCAAAAGCGTTTTGATCACCCGTGATAGCATCTGGCACAATGTAGCCAACACGATCGTTTGGCTCCAGGTTTGCAATCACGCGTGGAACACGGATCTGTCCATCAACTCCTCGATTAATTGGATCAGATTTAAACGTAGATCTACTTAAAGATCCAAGACCACTGAAACCTGAGTTAGCAGCAATAGAAGGTCTTTGGACTACCGCATCTCCACCGGCTTCAATTAAGTCTGTTTTGGGACGAGACGAAAGAAGAGTTGGGTTTCCAAAGAACTGAACGTTTTTACGCATGGTACGAACCATGTCGTCATGGATGACAATATGATTTGCCATCGCATCAAATTCACCGGTTCCTTCGGTTGAAAATCCTTTTGGATTATTAAAAATTTCTACGCAAGGAATAAAACCAAGCGTATTTTTAAATGTTTTGGTTTTTCCGGGGACTGCATAGTTTGGCAGCTCAAAAGACATTTCGCCTTCTGAGTGGGTTTCTTCAATTGTTTTTCGTTTAATAGAAAGGCGAATATAGCGTTTAGAACCACGGTCCCCCATGGTTGCGTTACCGGTTAAACTTTGAACGTTAATTGAATCATTAAAACCAAACCCATTGCGGACTTTATAGCTATAGATGATGATTACTTCTTCCAGTTCGCCGTCAATATCGTAAAAAGTGCGATACTCGTGCTCGCGGAAATAATAAAGTCGATAGTTCTTTTTAGTCGGGCGAATGTAGAAAAGACCTTTTCCGTCGCATAGAAAATACTCCCAGATGGAATCAAGTCGAACGTCAAGCTGATTGTATTTAATAACGCGATCTAAAAAGTCTTTCCTTTGGTTTCCAAAATTATCTTGACTCGGAAAAAATTCGACACCCTGCCGGATGCCAAACATTTTCATCTGGGCCAAGTGCGACCCAATAACCATGGTGTCAACGTTGCCAGTACCATCTTTTTCAATGGTTGCGTTGATAATTTCTTGAAGTCTGGCTTTAACGTCGGCAGCCATTCACAATACCTAATTTTATTTTCAGTTTAACAGTTATTTTAAGATGCTGATTTAAGAAACAAATTTATTTTGAAACCCAGGGGGAACCGACATCATTGCTTGATTAGATGGTAAAAAAGAATAAAATTGCGGATTGATCATTCCTGCCATATTACCCGGAGCCCCTGGCAAAGCATTGGAAAGATTGCTGGAACCAAAACGCTGAGCCTGTTCAAACCGAACTGGAATTGCACCTTCCCTCCCTGGCTCTGACGGCGGAAAAACACGAATGGGAATGTTGTCTTTGGGAGCGCCAGGCTTGAATTGCTCTTGAATTGTTTTATACCTTCCACCGGCGCCGAATGGTAAATCTGGGCCGCCAGCCACAAAAGCCCCTGGCGCACCAGGAACATTAGACATACCGTAATAACGCATTTCTTTATCGCTTTTTTTGTATTTTACTCTTCTAAAATCTCGTATCCGGAGGGGTCATTAACTTTTGAGATGACAATACCTTCTCCTCGTACATCCCAATTTAAAACATCTCCTTCTTGCCAACCAAGATCTTCAATTACTTCATCGGGTAAAACAATATATTGATCACCGTTTTCGTCTTCTTGAACTTCTAAAATGTAGCTCATTTGCTCAAAATCTTTTCCATCAGTTTATCAAGCTTAATATTGATCTGTTTAAAGTTGTCGTGCATTTCTTGAATTTCTCTTAAGAAATCAACTTTTAAAACATATTCCAAAGGAAGACGATTAAGCTGATTCTCAAGAGAATTCAAGCGATTTTCTTGCACATCTAAAAGATTATGTACCTGCCTGATACGATCATGTGACCGGCTTAGAATTTTGTTGGCTACCCAGCTTCCGCCCATGGTTGCGGAAATAATTGCGCTTAAACCAACAGCGATATATTCTGGTCCCACGAAAATAAAAAATCTTTTTTACTATTTTAGGTTTAGTAATCGATCTGTAATTGACCTTTTCTTGCGAGACCCGTAACAAGCCAAACTAAAGCATCAACACAGTCATCATGACTACTTACACCGAAGTTTGTGAGTTCTTCGAAAAGATTGGTGAAGTTACGGAAGCGATTGAAGACGATCTTTCGGTCTTCAAACATTCCCATGATTCCACGGAATCGGGCGAGCTTATCAGCACGGAAACCTTTTACTGGATGCCAGATCAAGTTATAGAGACCTTCGTTATTCAAGCAGACACGTTTGAAATCGGCTTCGAGGGAGGCTTGGTATTGAACCGCTTCTGACCAGATGTCACATGTTGAATAAGTTGGAAAATAATTTCCGTTGTCATCTCGTCCAAGAATAGACCAATCATTAAGAAGCTCTTTAAGCGCATCAAGTTTTTCAAGATTACCCATAACTCTGATGCGCCTGTAATCAATGATGTGAATGCGATCCTCAATACGTCCGCCAAGAATCATGACGGTGTAATCGTTTTTCTCTTTAGTGCCAGCAGATAAGTCAACTCCAATGCCTAAAGTGTCAAACTCTGTTGCAATTTCAGCTTTAACAATTAATTCAGGCGCCAACGACAATTCGTTTTGACGCACGATTTGATTCATGTACTGAAAGGAAAAAGCAATTGGGGCTTGCCGTTTCTTTTCTTTTAAATAATCCAAAGACCACATCTCGGGCCAGTAAGAAAGTTCTTCTCCTGTTTTGAGATCATTTTGGATTGCAGAAAGAACAATCTGAGTCCAGTTGTTTTGTTCGTTGAAAGTAGTTGCGTGAATATCATCGTGCCTAAAGCGAGTACCAAGACAAATTGCCCTTCCCCCTTCAAACATAGTGGGAGCAATAACTGCGTTCCAGTTATCCTGCATCATTTTCCTGATGTCAGGGTTTGCAATATCAGCAGCAGATTTAATAGCGTCATCGATCATCACAAGATGAGATCGTTTGGATGTCACTGAACCTTTCAAGCCAGCGGCGCAAAGCGTAAATTGTTCGTCACCGGTAACATCAATGCCAGCAAATTTGTGGTCAATAGACCAGTACTCATTACTGGTGACATTCTTTAAAAGACGTACTGTTGGAAAAACTTCTTGATATCGTTTGCTTTCAATAATTCGTTTAATTGTTGCTGACTTGGAACGAGCAATATCAACCGTGTAAGAAAGATAAAGAACTTGAAGAGGAAGCTTAGCTTCTGTGTGGATGCCAATTGCCCAGGCGGTTAACAGGCCAAGGACGGTTGATTTAGCAGATCCACGGGGGGCAAGTAGATCAATGTTTGGACCAGCAATTTTAATTAAACAATTGCTGTCTTCATTTGTAACAAAGTGCTTATGCCAATTCTTATGGTGCTCAGCCGGTGGTTTATCTGCAACGTACTCACAAAAATAACCAAAATCTTCTTTGGCTTTTTTGATTAGCTCATAATTTTTTGTATCTTTAATTTTGTAATTTTTAGACGCAGCGCGAGCGTTGCGGCGATGAGCTAAATGAATATAAGAAGGCACAACAGGTATTCAAGGTATCTCTGAATACTAGCTTAAATTTATTTCGCCTTCTTGTTTTTTTGATATTGACGAGCTTTTTCTAAAGCAGCCTTATGCTTTTCCTTGTCGGACATTTCAGATCCGTCTTCTTTCTTAGCTTCTTTCTTTTTGAAGTGCGCCAGCAATGCTGGTGGCATTTTATTGGAAGCCATCAGAAACTACGGTTGGCGATGCCAGGACCCATTGTGATGCCTTGACGAGGAGGGGCAATCGGTCCGCGTTGCTCAGCAGTTGCGCGAGCACCTGTGGCAGTTTCTTTCAGCTTGCGATAAGCATCAAATTCTTCCCGACTAGGTAAAGAAGGAGCGATAGGAGAATTACCAGCAAAACGCACAGCACCTGGCTTGCCAGTGGGGGCTTGCATTTGTTGCCGTAAAGCATTCATATAGCGTTGCTCTTGTCCCGTTGGCGTTCCCCCTTGAACCCTACCAGCTGCTGCGCCCATAACAATAATTTTAATTTATAAAAATATTTTAACAGTCTATTCTTCTAATTGCATTCGAGCCCACACACTCATAGATGCTTCGTGCAACGGTGATTCAATTGGATCATCTTTAAAGATAAACATTAACTCACGAATGGCTCTATCTGCTCCAGCCATCAGTAATCCTTTGCGATCTTTATTGGAAGTAAACTCTTCCACTTGAGCAATAGTACCGCGTAATTCTTTTTGCATAGAAGCAATACGGGCTACGCCCGCATCACGTTTAACAGTGCCGTCTTCCACTGCATCACGCAATTTGCGAATATCTTCCTGCATTTCTTCGATTTCGTAAAGAAGTTTTTTACGATGATCTGGTTTTTTATACCTTGCTTTAATCCAATCTTCACAAACAATAATACTTCCTGTATAGCCCAGGAAACGGGCATACAAAAAACATTCAATTACCGAATAATTTTCAGAGCAAAAAGAACAAAACGATTCTTGTGTTCCTTCGTCTAAGCTCCTAACCCATTCCGCAAAGGAATCAGTAACGGTAACTTTGTTTAGCTTGGAGCGCATCGCGAGCTTCATCTTGTTGTTTAAACTCTTGCAGTTGTTGAGCTTTTTCTTTAGAAGCGCCAACAGCTACGCCTGCATAAAGTTTAGCAACTTCTGTAGCTTTTTTGGCTTTTTCTACATCGAACATATCCTCCGCTGTAGAAGCATCACCAAACGGATCAGCTTCTGCATACTCACCCGTTGCTTCGTTTTTTTTGTAATAAGTGGTAGCCATTATTGTTTTGCGGGTGATTTAGTAGCAGTTGCTTCCGCTTGGCGTTTTTTCTTTAAGAAATTATAAGCTACATCAACTGCTTGCTTATAACGGTTTAAACCGGAATCGGTAAATTTTTGGCCTTCTTCCGGTTTCATCGATTATCAGAAATTAGTCATCATATTGGCCAGGCCTTGACGATAAATGTTACGGCCTTCCAACTCTGCACGTTGGCCTGTTTGACGCATCTTAGATGCTTCCAGTCGATCTAACAGACCTTCAAACTCACCCATTTTAAAATCAGAAGGAGCATACTCAGCATTAAAACGAGAAGCTTCAATGTCACGAAGATTTTTTTGAGCTTCTGCTTGAGTTAAACCAAGGTTTTTAGCTGCTTGTGATTGCTTGGCAGCAAGTGTACCGCTTGCAATTTCTTGTAAAGCCTTATAATAAGCGGCGTTGGAATACGTCATGTCAAAAAAACATCTTAAAAAAATTATAGCCTTCCTAAATTAAGAAAGACTAGAGGACCGAAGTTTTAAATTTTGCCTCTTTTGTGATTCTAATTCATTTAATAATGAATCAAATTCTTTTAAAGAGTAACTAGCAAAAGCGTCTTGATTGGTTGCTGGTTTTGAATTGACAGACATGGAATCACGCATGCCTGCGTCAGGAACAGATGTAGTTGGTTTTGGTCGATCTAAGGCCATTAGAAAGTAAAGCCCCCAAGAAGTTGTCCGTAAAGATTAGATTTAGCTTGAATTTGAGCAACTTCTTTGCCGCCTTCGTTTTTAATCTTTTGCACATCTTTATCAATTTGACCTTGGAGTTTGGTCAAGCCTGAATCGTACATAAATTGACGTTTTTGGCGAGAAGCCTGGATAGCCTCTTCAATTTGACCGATGGTTCCGGTAATAGTTTTAGGAGCCTCTCCAAAACTGATGCCAGTCTCAGCAGTCGTATCACCCGCATAAGTGGGTTCAAAGCCCTGAAGAAAAGTAAAAGTACGCTCGCTTGTTTTAACAGGTTTTCCGTCTGGTCCTTTAATTGTTAATTTTTTACCATATAACTCATCGTTATAAGCCTCAAGGTAACTATCTGAAAGCTTGCTGGTGTAATCAGAAGATGATTTAATGCTGTTTAGAAGATCTGAACTTGTGTAATCTCCGGCATCAAATTCTTGTTGATACCGTTCAATTTCACCAGCTGTTGCGGGACGCCCAAGAAGATCTTGGAAAGCAGAATTAATTTTTACGCTACGTTTTTTATCAATATCTTTTGTATATTGAGCCCGTAATTTATTGACTTCTCCTGCTGTATATCCCGTAGTAAGACCATATTCTTTTTCAAATTTTGATGCGGCATCTTCAATATCTTTAATGCCGTATAAACCTTGGGAATATCCGGACTGTAAATTATTTAAATAACCAGCCCAATTAGTTTTTCCTGCTTGAATTGCCGCGTTTTTACGAGCAGTTTCAGCAGCAGACGCTTTTTTCTGCTCGTCCAGGCTGTACTTTACTTGTTCTGTAAGGATTCTGTTATAAGCCTTTTCTTCTTCAGAAGGCCCTGGATAATTAATAGTTGTTCCGCCGCCACCCATAACAGTAATTCGAATAATTTTATTTTATTCTAAATACTTATAATTATTAGCCAAAGGCTTTTGCAAATGTTTTTGTGGGGCCAAACATCCCAGCCATGGCAGCTTGGCGCTCAACCAAGGCTTGATCTAAAGCTGCTTTCTTTTCCCGTTGAAATAATTCTGTGGCTTCTGGGGAAAGCATTTCGCGCATCTGACGGCGACGCCCTTCGGACTCAAGTAATCCTTCCCAAGGGCGGAACTCCCGTAACTCTTTTTCTTTTGCTTTGGATTGCAAAAGATAATCAAATTCAGGTGCTACGGCTGCGTTAAAAAGGCCCTGCATGCCAGCAACACCGCGAGCGCGGCTTGCTTCTTGCATACGAATGGACTCAATTTGAGCCATTGTATTGGCTTCATTTTGAGCCTGGATACCACTAAAGATACCGCTTAGTGCGGTTGATCCAAGACTTGCAAGAGCTAAAGGCCACATACCAAACCCGCCGTACCTATTGAACTACTTGTATTTTAACTTATGAAAAGTAACGAATCCCAATATTCCGCTCTGTTGGGAATGGAATCTGTTGTGTACCTGCCAGAATGGTACCTGGGATTTGTTGTCTTGCTGTATAAACCCTTTCAGGATTGCTGTAAGGACTAAATGCAGCACGAGCAGCTAAACCAAGATTGGCAATGATGTCGTTCGTCATGCGATACTTCATCATCTGATCGCCTTGCTCTTTATAAAATTCTTTGGCTGCTTTTAACTGACGATCAAATTCTTGTTGTTGATTAGCGGGATCCAAACGCTGACCGGCTTTCTCAATGAAACCAGCAAGTGCAACGTCTGCAGGATTGAAGTAACCATAGGCTTGATTAATTGCAGAAGCAAATGATCCAGTCAATGGCACTTTGCCGGGAGTAAATCCAGGAATTGGGTTTAAGTCACTCATACAATCCCCCTGACAGCTGCCGGATTAAGGACAGCGTTCTCGTATGGATTAGTTGTCATGATTGTGCGAGTTGTCGCACCTGTTTCTTGAAGACCCATGCCAGCAAGTTGCATTGTGCCAAGCTGACGCTGAAGTTGTCCAGCAAGTTGAGCGTTTTGCTGTTGAGCCTGCATGAAACGGGCAAAGTCGGCGTTCTTGTATTTCTGTTGAATCTGGTATTGATTCTCCAAGGCACGAGTCGGCATGTTTACGCCCAGTTCATTAAGAAGAGCCATGCGTTGAATGGTTTCTTTATCTGTGATACCACCAAGGCCAACTTCTTTACCAGAACCAGCAGACACGCCTTGTTCCCGTTGAACACCGGCCACTGTGTTTGCAACGTCACCAACGGCGGCCTGAGCACCGCCGATTAATTGATTACCAACTTGACCAAGGCCACCAAGAACACCGCTAACAGCACGGCCAGCGACGCCGCCAGCTCCTGCTGCAAGAGCACTACCGCCAAGCATAACAGCGCCACGTAACAAAGGATTGGGAATCGCAGCGGCAGCACCTTTCAAGGCTTTACCGGCTGCAACTGTACTTGCAATGGCACCGATGCCCCCTGCATAGTCTTGGCCTGCAAGCATGTTGGCAGCCATGAAGCCGCCCGGTGCGTAACGAGAAAACCGACTACCCGCTTGGCTATTTAAGCCAAGATTTAAAGTATTCATCAAGTTCTCAAAGAACTTGGGATTTGCTTTTTGTTGTTCGCCAGCACCTGTAAGGTTAATTGCTGTTACGGGAACAGGACCTTGTCCGTAAGAAACAACAGGACCTTGTCCGTAAGGAACAATAGCGCCGCCGGGGGTAGTCATTGGAATCTTTCCAGGTTCGGGAGGTTCAGCTGCAATAGTCGGATAGTTTGGAGGAATCCGTCCTCCAGAACCTCCTCCTCCGGCAAGCGGTAGCAGCATACAAAACTATGTCTTGGATAAAAATA